CTGCTGGCGTTCGTCGGCCTGGGCGAGTGGCCCGAGGAGGGCGCGCTGGTCGCCTCCTGTGAGTGCGAGATGGCGATAGACGAGGGCACCTGGGACGGCTCGGCCAGCAACTACACCGACGAGCAGTATTTCAAGGCGACCATCGTGCATCTGGTGGACGACGGTCCCGAGAAGTTGAACAAGTCCAACAACAAGTTGCCGATCCTCACCCCGGACGGGAAGTTGAGCCGGGCCGGGGTGCACGCCGCGGCCTCACGGCTTGGCAGTACCGACGCTCCCCCGGAGAAGATCAGCCAGGCCAAGGCGGCGCTGCGCGGGGCCTATGACGAACTCGGTGAGGACCCGCCCGAGAACATCGCCGCGACCGACGACGACATGGACGAGTTCGCGGTCAAGACCGAGGACGGGCCGGGCTGGTTGACCCACCCGGTGGACACCGAGCGTCTGCGGCGGTACTGGACCAAGGGCAAGGGCGCGGCCAAGATTCGCTGGGGATCGCCCGGTGACTTCAACCGCTGCCGCAGCCAACTGGCGAAGTACGTCAAGGCGCAGTACCTCAACGGCTACTGCGCGAACCGTCACTACGACGCGACCGGATACTGGCCCGGACGCGCACCCAGTGAGGGCGGCGGACGGGGGCGGCGAGGCCGTCACACGGGTATGACCGAGGCCCTGACTCCCTCGATCACGCTCGTCGCCTCCGGTCGCCCGACCATTTCGGCTCGCTACTTCGACAACCCGAACCTGACCGCCCCGACCGCGGTGACCATCACCGATGACGGGCGCATCTTCGGACACCTGGCGGCGTGGGGCACCTGCCACATCGGCATCAAGGGCACCTGCGTCACCCCGCCGTTCAGCGGCAGCAACTACGCCCACTTCCGTACCGGCGCAGTCCACACAGACGAGGGAGACATCGCGGTAGGCCACGTCACCCTCGGCACAGGACATGCTGGTCCCCGCTTGTCGGCTGCCGCGACGGCGGCGCACTACGACAACACTGGGACGGTCGCTGCTGATGTTGTCGCGGGTGAGGACGTGCACGGCATCTGGATCAGCGGACGGGTCCGGGATCACCTCTCGGATGAGGACCGACATGCCCTTGCCGCAGCCCCGCTCTCCGGTGACTGGCGAGAGGTTGCCGGAGGGCTGGAGATGGTCGCCGCCCTCTGCGTCAACGTCCCCGGCTTCCTGGTCCCGCGCACCCAACTGGCCGCTTCCGGTGGCGAGCAGATCAGCCTGGTCGCGGCAGGGATCGTGGACCGGGCTCCGCACGTCGTCTCCGGTATCGACATCAGCGCAGCGGTCATGGCTGCGGTGGACGAGATCGAGGCGCGGAACGCGAGGCGCAAGATGAACGTGCTGCGCACAGCAGCCGGGCTCGACCCGAAATCCAAGATGGCTCGGCTACGGAAGGAACTGGTCTGATGGCTTGCGGCTGCCAGGGCAACAAGAACGCGGATGGAACACCCAAGGAGTTCATCTTTGTGAACCCGCGTGGTGAGCAGCGGACTTTCCGCACCGAGATCGAGGCGCGTGCCGCCCAGATTCGGGCCGGTGGAGGGACCATCAAGGCGAAGTAGCGGTGGGTGACAAACTTGTCACCCTGCTCGATGGGACCACGGCAAAGTACGCACCCAGCACGCGATATAGCGGCAGAGAACCGGGACATGGGACCGGACGCCTGTGGGAGAGCAACAGCAGGGCCGTTGCCAAGAGCAGCGGCCCTGCTCTAGTCTCCGAGCAGATGTCGCCCTCGGCCCAGCCGTAGCGAGTTCTCCCAGCGCCAAGCGCGGAGTGTCAGTTCAACCTCCCTAGTTCGCTTGCCCTGTCAGGAGATACGACATGGACTTCTCCGTTGTCGAGGACCTCAGCGCCTATGACGCCGAGGCGCTCGCCGCCAAGATTGCCGAGGGCGAGGCTGCCCTCAATGCCCTGCTTGACCTGGACGCGCCCACCGATGACGACGTGACCGCCGCTGAGCGGATCGTCGCCTCGCTGCGCATCCTGCGTGACGAGCAGGAGGGCCGCGAGACCGCTGCCACTACCCGCGTGTCCCGTATGGCCGCTGTCCGTGAGGCCGCCTCCGTGCAGCCCCGGAACCCCCGGAACCCCGCCGACCCGGACCCTGAGCCCGCACCCGACCCGGCCCCGGAGCCGGAGCCCGCACCCGAGCCCGCTGCCGAGCCGCCCACGAAGTCCGAGCCCGCCTCGGTCAGCGCGAGCACCACGGTCGCCACGCTCTCGCGTCGCGTAGCCCGCCCGGTCGTCCCCCAGACCCCGCCGCTCCAGGGCATCGTCATCACCGCCTCCGCGGACGTTCCCGGCTACTCGACCGGTCAGGTCCTCGGTGACTGGGACAACCTCACGGACGGCTTCCTGAACAAGGCCCGTGCCTTCCCCACCGCGTGGGGCATCCCCGGTGCCCCGCTCCAGCGGTACCCGGTCGGCCAGTTCAACCTGTCCTTCCCGACCACGCTCGTCGCCTCCGGCAGCCGTGACTCGGACACCGTGGACTACGCCAGCCGCGAGGGTCGCCTGCCCGGCAAGTCACTGACCGCCGCTGGCGGCTGGTGTGCGCCGTCCGAGACGATCTACGACCTGTGTGGCGGCGGCTCGACTGACGGCCTCTGGGACCTCCCGGAGATCAGCGTCAGCCGTGGCGGTGTGCGCTACACCTCCGGCCCCGACTTCTCGGGCCTCTACGGCGCGACCTTCTGCCAGACCGAGGCGCAGGCCATCGCCGGTACGCCCAAGACCTGCTTCGAGATTCCGTGCCCCCCGTTCGAGGAGGTTCGGCTGGAGGCGTGCGGCATCTGCGTCACGTCCCCGATCCTCACCGAGGCGGGCTACCCGGAACTGGTCGCGGCCTTCCTGCGCGAGGCGATGATTGCGCACCAGCACGCGATCACGGCGAAGTTGCTGACCCAGGCCCTCGCCGACGCCACCCCCATCGAACTGGCCTCGCGCACCTCCTCGGCCAGCGACATCCTCGACCACGTCGAGTTCATCGCCATCGTGGCCCGGAGCAACTTCCGCATCGCCAACAGCGCCACGGTCGAGGTCGTCCTGCCCTACTGGGCCAAGGGTGCGATCCGCTCCGACCTGTCCATTCGGACCGGTGTTGACCTGCTCGCGGTCACCGACGCGAACATCGCCGGGTACTTCGCCGCTCGCAACGTCAACCTCCAGTTCGTTCAGTCCTGGCAGACCCTTGACGACACCGCGACCGGTTACCCGGCCACGGTCGAGGTCCTGGTCTACCCGGCTGGCACGTTCGTCAAGGGCGTCTCCCCGGTCATCAGCCTGGACGCCGTCTATGACGCCGCCTCGCTCAAGCAGAACCTCTACACCGCGCTGTTCTACGAGCAGGGAGTCCTTCTCCTCCAGAAGTGCTACAAGGCGTACAAGACGACCATCGACCTGTGCTCCGCTGGGATCACGGGTGCGGCCTCGAACACCGAGTGCCTCACCGGAACCGTCCTCCCGTAGCCGTCGTGGGCGGGCCGTCTGCGCCATCGCGGGACGGTCCGCCCCCTTCACCTTCGAGGAGGTTGACGATGGCGAATCACAAGGACAAGGGCAACCTGCCCGAGACCGATGACGAGGTCGTGGACGCCGAGACCGCCGAGGTCAAGGAGGGTGACAAGTCTGTCACCCCCAAGGCCGACGAGAAGGGTGAGACCTTCTACGCCGGGATCAACGAGGACAACGCCGTACTGCTCCTGGCAGCCGCCGAGGAAGCAGGTCTGGATCAGCGGGTGGTGACCGTGAACTACGACCGGGGTGGCTTCAACGCTCCGGCCGAGGTCATCGCCAAGGTGAAGTCGGCCAACAAGGACGAGGAGTAGGCCCGTGTCGAACAACTGTTTCCCACTGGTCCGTGGGCGGGTGATGCGGGCTACGGCCCTCGACGGCTGCGGGCGTCCCAAGGCGGGCGCGTGCGGCTCCGTCACCACTGACGGATTCGTGTCCGTAGCCTTCACGGCGAACACCGATGAGGGCGAGGAGATCAGCGTCACCAACGCCTCGGGCAAGGTCTGCGTTCGTGACGCAGCCTGCCCGACACTGACCGGCTATACCGCGGTCATCACGTTCTGCGAGGTCAACCCTGAGTTGTACGCGATGCTCACCGGTCAGGCTGCGGTCTACGACTGGCAGGGCAACGCGGTCGGCTTCCGGGTCAACTCGGACCGGTCGGCCTGTGACTACGGGTTCGCTCTCGAACTCTGGAGCAGCGTGCCCCAGGTCGCCTGTGACCCGGAGAACGTGAACGCGCAGGGCTCCTTCGGATACATCCTCGTGCCGTTCATGCAGGGCGGGACGCTGGGTGACTTCACCATTGAGAACGCCGCGGTCTCCTTCACCATCAACGGTGCGGCGACCAAGACGGGCTCCGGCTGGGGCGTCGGGCCGTACAACGTCGTCGGCGGGTCCGGTGGCACCGCAGGCCCGCTCCTGGAGCCCATCCAGAGCGGCGACCACCTGCACGTCCAACTGACCGACGTGGCCCCGCCAGCGGCCTCCTGTGACTGCACCTCTACGGGCGTTCCCGCGACCGGTGCGACCGCAGGCAACCCCGGCACCTGGACTCCCGTTGACTCCTACGCTCCGTCCAACCTGGCCGGAATGACCGGAGTGACCGCGAGCCCGAACACCGCTTGGACCTCGGGCGAGCACGTCGTCCTCGGCAACAACACCAAGGCCCACTGGAACGGCACCGCCTGGACTGCCGACGCTGCGGTCATGGCGGCGGACTCCGAGGAGGACGACGAGGCCACGGCCACGGCCAAGGCCAAGGGCAAGAAGGAGCCCGCTGACGCGAGCGCCTAGTCGGGACAAGCCGTAAGGCATCACACTGAGGGCGAGGTTTCGACCTCGCCCTCAGTGGTGAGCGGAAGGGTGCGCATGGACGACTACTGCTGGCCGCTGGATGACTCCTGCTGTGCCGAGTTCAGTACCTACCCGCAGGACGTTCAGGACCGCGCAGCCGCGCTGGCCGGGATGACCCTGCGGATGCTGACGGCCAACCGGGTCGGCGGCTGCCCCGTCACCGTCCGTCCGTGCCGTCAGGTCTGCGCGGGCTACCAGCCCTTCTACGGCGGGTCTGCGTTCGCCCCGGTCAACTGGTCCGGGACCTGGTTCAACTGCACCTGCGGGGGCGACACCTGCGGCTGCG